AAGCCATTCGTTATACTGCTCTTCAGTGAGAGTAGTTTCATCGCCGTTGGCAAGCTGGTCTCTGTGCCGTTCAACAATCCAAGAAGAGTCTGCTAACAGCTGGTCTCTCTTTTCTCTTACACGAGCCGCACGAGCTTCTTCTGAATTGTATTCAGCAATTCTTGCCTCTTCCGAAGCAGTCGCCTCAGATTCAAGACGCGCCTTTTCGTTTTCCCATGCTGTTACAAAAGGCGCTACGTATATTTCGTACTTATCTTGAGTAAAATACGTATTGTTAGCGTTATCGTATTCAATCTCTCCTTTTCCATTATGCCACTGGAGCGCGTGCATATGCTCGGGATATTCGAATTCAAAATAAAGCGCCTCTCCGTCCACGATGATGAGTTTATCGCTGGGAACGACAGTAACGTGCTGTCTCATTCGATGTCTCCTTTGTTATTCAGGAAGCTTCACACAATAAATCAGCTTGTAATACGGAGGAAGCGTACTTACTGCGCTGATGGTAGCAGTATGGTTGTGGGCTGCACCTGTAAAGGTATGGGTATGAGGGCTAATTGATACAGTATGGGTATGAGTCGGGTCAGTAACACCGTGGTCATGACCGCCATTGCCACCAGTATAGCCTGTCCATTGTTGGTAGACGTTAGTAGTATCGCCGGGGCCTAAAGGAGTTCTACTTGACGAACCGTTATCAGGACACGCCGTTATAGCGTGATTGTGCTGAGGCATAGTGACGGTTGTAATTGTTCTAGCGTTAACTGTGAGACCCGTTGCAGCACTTCCAATTGATGCAGTTACCGTAACCTCGTTAAGTGAACCGCCTTGCGTAGCGTTATTGATATTGATGGTCGGCGTAGCTGACGAAGCTCCGCCTACAGTGCCCGCATCACTAGTTCCAGTGGCTCCCATAATAAACTTTTCTCTTAGGTCAGGAACGGTTCCACTGCTGCCGTCACTGCCGCCATCGCAAATAAGCCAACCGGGGTCGTGTTCGGATTGGCCCCAAAAGATAGGATATCTGTTGCCAGTGCCGCCAAGAGTTACGTTGTAGAAAGGCACAACTGCACCAGCAGGGGTCCCTCCTCCTCCTCCTTCCTTGATCCAAACAAAAGAATCGTCACCTGGAGTGGGGTAGGGAGACTCATTGGCTGCAATAGCCCTTGATGCAGAATAAATTTTTCCATCAGTAAAGAGGCACCTTGCGTATTGATTATACGCTTGTCCTGCAAGGAAGGGCATCATGCCGTTTTCACACAAGGTCTTTGCGACCGAGGTAATGAGAAACAGCAACTGGTTGTGTCGGGCGGAGTTATAGATTGTGTCATACTGCTGACCAACCTCCATTTGTTCAGGGGTCTGCGTAGTGTCTCTATACGCGACCTCGGATACCGGAATAGGAGGAATAGTCGTGAGCGCAGATTCCGCCCAAACGAAATTGACTCTGTCTTGGTTTGCCATCTTTAATTCCCCATGCTGTATTTATGAGTAGTGACTCCAGCTCTTCCTGCATCGCATTGCTGACCTCCCATACGGTCAGCGCAGAAGTAGTTCTTGGGAGCAAATATCACATCTTTAATAGACAAGGTGGCTGGATAGCTGACGTAACAGTTGCGCTCCACCATGAGGTCATCAAAGAACCGAGTGAGTGCAGAATACACCGTCGTACTGATCGTTCCCGGAACCATTAAGTCAATAGTGAATGGGCCTTTCTTTATGAAGCTAACGTCATAACCGTACAGGTTAGAGATCAGGTTCAACAGTTCAGGAACTGACGCCGCCATAGTGAAGTTTTTAAGGATCTTCCCAAGGATACGAAGTCGGTACATGGCGTCATTGGGAATTACCTTGCTAGACAAGGTCGCATTCGTGACCCAAACTTCAATCTTGTCTACGCCTTGTGCACTTCTGTCAGCCCACATGTAGCTAAGGTCACTGTACTGAAAAGCTGTTCTTGGCTCCCCTACTATGCGACCCAAGGCATCAAGGTTATTTCCCTTAGCGGCATACAACGTGCGACCTTCTTCCATCGCAAGGATACTGTCGAACAGTTCTTGAGACTCTTCAAGGAAGGCCGCGAAGAACTGACCTAGCATGCAAGAGTTACTGAACTGAGACAATGCCAGTCCAGTCCCCTGCGTTACAAGGTCGATTCGCTCCTTGGAGAAGTCTACGTTTAGCTTTTCAGTTGCAGCCATATGCTAGTCCACCAAGGTTACGGTGATATTATCAACCGTGAATTCGGACGCCTCGTTCCAATCGATTGGAATGTCCACCTTGCCTTGAGCTTCTGCTGACGTTCCAATGGTCATGTTCACGATCGAGAAGCCGTTGCACGCATCGTTAATAGGTGTAAAGAGCCTTGTTCTGATAACAGGCTCGCCGGGAGGGAAGCCTGTATTTGCCATGATATCATAAACAGAGTAATCAACAATGCTCTGCTTGATCAATTCGGCGTAGTTGCTTGGGAAGACTGCAGAATCGGTGACACGGATGGTGATATCCACGAAAATGGGAACCATTGTAGGACGCATGAACCTGATGTTGTAAGGCTGGTTCTGTCTGTCCCTCAAAGTCACAAGGGTGTTGCCGTAACCTTGGATCGTTACGGGCATGCGCAAGAACATGGCGTTGGCAATGTCCTCTGGTTCTCCTCCCACTACCACCGGGGAAATTTCCTTGTAAGGAATTCCTCTGGAGTCCTCAGGATTGGTCAAAGCATTCTGGTAGACCCGGCAGTAGGTAACGCCGTCTACGGCAATGATTGCCGAGTAAATGGCCTCAATCTGACGATAGCTGGTAAGGCTGGTGGACAACTGCTGACGCTTCCTGAGCTCATCATCAGTTTCCTCAGGCGTACCGACTGAACTGGTGGACGTGTTTGATACGCTGTACCATCCCGCCGTAGCGGTTTGTATTGTATTGATAGAACCAACAGCAGGGTCAATCGCACCCTTTGTCGTGCATTGGAAGCGGCCTTCAACGGTTCCGTTGGTTCCAATGATATAATTAGCCATAGCCTGATAGCTGTTCGTGCCCTGTCGGTCTCCAATGAGGGAACCCTGAGTAATGAGCGTGCCAGCGGCACCTGAACAGGTGCAAATGATAATCGTTTCGCTTCCCGGCTTGCGCACGATACCGTTCAACTGAACAGTGCCGCTCTGACCTGCCCCGGTGTTGTACAACGGGTTGAATTGTATGCTGGCGTCATAGGCCGCTTCCCAGCACTCAGACAGAGCGTTGGAAAAGATGCCTACAAGTTGAGTAAGAATTGTATCACCAGACGCATTGGCGAAAGGGAACTCACCTGTCTTCGGGTCTTGAATGGCCTCAACTCGTTCCAGCATGTCATTGTTGATGTCAACAAGACGCTTAGGAACGAACCCTTGGGAAAGCATTCCGTATTCAAAGTTAGCCATAATTGATCCTACGCTGCAAAGGTTGAAGCGGTGACGGGCAAAGTAAGCTCTCTCACAGTGCGATCTGTAAGGATCACCCTGATGTATACAGAGAAGGTTCTGTTGCCCAGTATGTATCTGGTGGTGAGCTTTTCAATGGCCTTTACGCCTTCCGTGCCCATAACGCAACGGCGAATGAGCAAGAGAACGTTGTTCTGCTGGGACATTTTGGCTCCCAGCATGCCATGACCATCCTGATACCAAGGGAGTCCCGCTGTTGTGTCTAAGAACCATTCTCCCAACTCGCGAAGAAGCCTCAGCTTAAGCCTTTGCATGACTTCATCAGACCCGGTCACTTCGCCAGGCGATAGATCCCAATTTTCATTAAGTCGGAAGTCCCATGACATATAGCGATCCTTATGCGACAGGCCCTGACGTATCAGCGCCAGATTCAACGCCAGTGTGTCTGTGAGAGGACGAGTTTTTGCCGTTGCCGTCAGTGAACGTGCCGTCCCGCTGAGTAATGTTGCCCTGAATCGTGTTGCCCGATCCGCTGAGCTCCATGTTGGAGCTTGAAATGGTGCAGGTGGAGCTTGTGTTCATGGATATTGCTCCATCGGCTTGGGTGGCA